TATGTAATCTCTTTACCAAAGTTTCTAGCCCTTTGAAATATCTTAGCAAGAACAGGGTCAGCAATAAATTCTCTTGGTCCAATTTGTGTTTTATCAAATAAATTTTTTTCTAATGGTTTTAATCTACCAAGCTCTCCCTCTTGTCCTTTTAATAAGTATTGTATTACTCCGTCAATGCTACCTTTTACATAATCATTTAAATCTTGGCCTTTTAATCCTTTCCTTAAAGCCTCTTGAGTTGCATGATACGCAGTTGAAGCAATAATATTTGGTGTTTGAATAAGAGCATCATTCGCTGTCATCAATCTACTAGGTAGTCTTATAACTTTACCAGTAGTATTTATTGCTGTTCTTAAAGGAAAGAATGGGTGATTAGAAGATATAACAAATCTTTGACCTGTTTCGATTTTAGAGTTACCAACATTTATAAAATTATCTTCCATATCCCATGATCTTTTCCAAACTTTTATAGAGAAATCAAGGTTATACATTAAAGCAAAAAAATGTTTAGTAGCTGCTTCAATACCTTCCTTACGAATTATTGGTCTACCATTTATGTCCATTGACCCTACAAAATTACCTATGGTTTTTATTATGGTCTGTGCTATGCCAGAATATAAATTTATTTTTTGAGAAGTTAATCCAGAAAGAACTCCATTGATTCCAATTTCATTTATTATTCTTGATAGCTGCCCTGCATTTCTAAGATTAAATATTCTTAACAAAGCTCCACTGGATTGAAGTGTTGTAAATGATTCAATATTTTTACTTGCTTCTTCCGTTATCATTGAATAATGTATTAAGTCACTAAAGTCACCTGTCTGCTCTCCTCTTTGTAAGGCTGTTTGCAGATTTTCTTGTAGTTCTTTACTATTTTGTAAAAGCTTATTTAAGGTAGGAGAAATTTCATTGACACCTGTTAACTTTTTCTTTTGTGCAGCTGATAATCCCATAACTTCAGCAGGTGTCATACCTTCTATACCTTCTATAGGTTTAATTCCTAATGCTTTAAACCATCTACCTATCTGAGTTGCTTTAACAACACCCATAGATAACCATTCGTCTACTTCATAATTAGCTCTTATTAATTTTTGCAATGCTCTTTGTCTTTGTTTTATTGCTGTTTTAGTTCTTTTTAATTTTGTCTTCTTAATAATTGCTAATAAATCATTATTAGCTTTTGCAATTCTATCTATAGCTATTTGTAAAGCTTGTGAATTTATAAATACTTCTTCATCTGTTGGCAATTTATTTTCTAAAGCTGATTTTCTTTGAGTGTATTCTCTAAAAAATTTCATATTTTTCTTGTCAATACTTATTGTGCCATCTTTATTTGTCATCTTATTTAAAGCACTTTCTTGAGTCTCAAATTGACTTTTTCTTTCGCTACCTTTAAATCCTCCTTCTTCTTTTTTCTTTCTTACTTTGCCACTTATCAAGTCTTGTTTATCATCACTCATGTCTTTTATTCTTTCCATCTTTTGAGGATTTAGTTTACTATCACCTAAATCCAAATCAGTATCAGTAGATAACTCGTTTATTTTTGTTTGAACTTTATTCGCATAGTCTTTTAAGATTGGTACATCTAAAACCAAACCTTTTGTATTGCTTGCTGATGCACTAGCATTTCCTTTTAGTTCTTTTACTATTGATTTAATTTTTGCATGAACTTTATCTCCATGTGATCTAACTTCTTTTTCTGTAAAACCTTGATCTAAAAATATCTTTAATATCTTGCCATCATTCTGTGCTTTTACTTTTCTACCATTTCTTAATGACCAAGACAATTTATCAAAGTCAGATTGAAATTTTAATGATGCAGACCCATAACGAGGTTTTGTTCTTGCATAATTTTCTGGTGCTACAAAAATTTGTGTCTCTACAACTTCAGTTTTTTTGGTTGACACTTCCTCAGTATCTTTAACATTTGGTTCCTCAATATCTTTAACCTTTAGTTCTTCAGTATCTTTAACTTTTGAACCACTTAATTCTTCTTTTAATTGTTCATCAAAAACTTGTTTGTTACCACTTTCTTCTTCTAGTTTGTTGTTAGTAGCATCTGTTCCTTCTTTAATAATCTTTGTTGATTCATCTAATTGTTCTATATCTTTTTTAGTTAAATCAACATCATCTACATTTTTTAAATTAAATCCACTAAATTTTTTTAAAACTTTTTCAAGACCATCAATACCTAATTTAAAACTTCCACCAAAAGCACCACCAAGACCTAATGATGTCCAATAATCTTCACTTCTTATAGTTTCATCACCCATCAAATCTCTCATAAATGTTTCACTTACACCTAAAGTTGAACCAAAACCAACTGCCTTAGTAAATCCTTTCCAACCTTTGGCAGTTACACCATAAGGAATTAATTGAATAATACCTGCTGCTATAGCTCTTTTATGATTTAATTGAACTGAACCTGTATAGTTTGTAGGTATCCCTAATTCTGCTCTTTGTGCTGCTAAATCTAATTCATAACCTACTATAAATTGACCTGTAAAATAAATAGGCCAAGTTTTAGGACTAATTAAAAATGGAGCAAAAATATAATCAGCAGCAATACCACCACCTATATTAATACCAAGACTCTTACCTACTTTTTTTAGTTCATTATCTTCAAGTTCAAGAATATTAATTTTAAATCCTTTATCTTCATAATATTTAAAAACTCTATCTAAATCAGTTTGAAATTTATCACTATTAATTACATCTACAGGAATACTATTGTTTAAAAATTCACCACCACTATAACCTGTATATTCTTTAAATATCTTATAGAAATCTCTTCTATCGTTTGGTCTAATTAAAGGTTGATTTTTTAGAAATCCATCACCTTTTTGATCGTTTTTTATGAACTGATAAAAACTAAGATGTTTTATTTGTGCAGCTGTTATTGGTGTACCTATCTCGTCACCTTCTTCTAATATTAAATCTTCGTAAATATTTGCTGGATAATCAAAGTTTGAACTTGCAAAATCAAATGGTTCTCCTTCCATTAAAGTTGAATTTACATAATCACTAAAATCGTATTTAGTATCAAAATTAAGAAAGCTTTGGTCAAAATTATTATTTTTTAAAAGATTACTAAAGGTTGTATCTTGATATTGATCTGTAATACTTTCTTTCTTTTCATGTTCAATAACAGTATCGCTTAATATTTCTTCTTCATTTATTAGTTCATTTGCAGCTAAGTCAGTTGTATTGACATTAGTTGTGTCAACATTTTGATTATTTTTTTCTGTATTATCTTCAAGATTTATTTTTAAGTTAGAATCCGTCATAATTTAAAACCACTCTTCTTTGATAGCACGATCAATAATCCCTAATACATTTTTATCATAATTTGGATTGGTTGCATAATCTTCAGCTTGTAGCATTTTTATTGCTTCTTCAATACTGTTTGCATTGACAATACCTTTCCTACCTAAGAAATTATCATTCCATTGTTTTTTGTATTGCATCATCATTGCTTTAATATTATCAAATGTTTTAAAGTCTGCATATTCTAGTTGTTCACCTTGACCTCTAAATTCTGTAGTCAGTTTTCTTTCAGACTCACCTTTTGCAACTTCTGAAGATGTAGCTTGAAGACCTAAAAAGTTATTTTCTGCTGATTGAGTTTCACCATAACCTGTTTCTTCCATAGCTTGTGCAGCTACAAGTTCGGGATATTTAATACCTATTTGTTTAGCAATATTATAAATAACTTGGAAATTATGTTTTTCTCTTACAGGTGCATAGGGGTGTTCTTCTTTTGTGATAAGTTTAGTCTTGTCTAAATTTTCTACAAAAGTAATATTGTTTAAATCAGTATAATCAACACCTTCTGGTATTAATAAAACATCACCAATATCTATTTGATTAGCATTTGTAATTCCATTAGCTTTCATAATAGCTTCCATTGGAATACCAAAGTTATTTGAAATTGCAGATAAGGAATCACCAGATTCTATTTCAAATGTTGTGAAACCACCTTCTGAAAATGCAGCAGGTTCTAAAAGATTTTCTCTTATATTCTCTTGATTCTTAATATAATCATCATTTTTATTGTTATTGTTATTATTCTCATTGTTATTATTAATTTCTTTAATACTGAAATCATTTAGATCATCATAAAACTCATAACCACCTTCTTCTGGTTCTTTATTGCTAAGTATTTTTCTAAGTTCTCCTTTATACCAATTTTTAATTTCTTGTGTTACACCACCTGCTTCTGTAACTCTTTTTCTTAGTTCTTGGTTCAAGTCTATTTCTTGGTCAACATAATTTGCTTTAGTAGTAAAACTAAGACCCAATGGACCACTTTTTTCTCCGAGTTTTGTAGCACCTATATCTTGTAATACCTTTACTTCTGGAAAACGCTGATTGAAAGTTTTGCCTTGTGTTTTGTTTATATGTTCTTTTAATTTTCCATAAGTTTCTCTATCTTTATCTGATGCAGCAGGTCCAAGTGCCAACATAAATTCATTTGCTTTTTGTAATGCTTTTGCTTGACTAAGACTACCTCCATCATAATCTTCTTGTATATCAGAAAAATAATTATCAACATTTATATTTTTTAAATCATATTGTTCATAGGTAAATTTAATTTCATTGGGAAATCGAACTGCCAAATCTTCTAAAGTTTGCCCAATAACTTTATAATCTTTTAAAGTCATTTCTGTATTTGTAAAATCAATACTATTTAAAGTATTTAAAATTGTTCTTTGGTTGTAAGCTTTTTCAAATTTGTTTTGTTTTTCAATAACTTGCTCTTTTTTTTCAAATACATTTTTTAATATTGTATCAACTTTGTTTTCTCCATCTTTTATGAAAAAAGTACTGAAAAGTTGTTTGGCAGGTCCAACTTCTAAACCTCCTATCCATTCAACATATTCTTCTATTTCTTCATAAGCTAAATTCATATCTAAATTATTATCTTCATAGTATTCAAAAATTTTAAAAATATTAGTTTCCATGATATTTAATAGTTTTGCAGGTGATACAAGACTAGACAATCCCCTGTCTACATAATCATCTATACTGGTTTGTAATTGATTTAAAGAATAACTATAGCCATCTTGAAATCCATCAGTATCAATAATATTTAATTCTATTTGCTTATCTATGCTATCTATTTGAAACCAAGAATTAAGTATTGCAGGTTCTAATAATACAGCTGCTTGCTCTAATTTTGCTTCAGCTAATTTTGTTTGATGTTCACTATAAAATTGACTTAACGCTATATTTTGTTTTGGAAAAAAATATTTATTAAGAATTTCTGGTCTAATTCCTCTTGTATCAGTTAAAGATGTTTCTTCAAAATCTTTAATTGCCTTTTGAAACTGCTCTGAGTTAACATCAAATTGTGATAAAGGTATTCCATTAACTGTATAATTTTGAAAGAAAGCAGTAGTTTTAGCTTCTGACGCATTGGCTAAATTAATTGCTAATTGTTTTTCTATTCCATATTGAGTGTAAATATTACCCCCGAGAAAATTTCTAGCAAATAATTTACCTTCTTTTTTTTCTAACTCTTTTTTAATTTCTTTAAGCTTAACAGGGTCAGCATTTAATAATTGATTCTGACCTTCTAATATTCCTTGTTGTTTTGCTTTATCAATTTGAAAGTTAACAAATTTTTGTAATGTAGGATTGATGTCTGATAAGGTTTCAGCTAAACCCATCAAACCAGTTTTAGGTAAAACAGTTACAGGTTCAACAAAAGTTTCTACAGGTTTTCTAGAGCTTTGACCTGCTGTACTTTGAAATTGTGTAGTGCCTACTTGTAAAACCATAATTAATCAGCAAAGGGAAGTGCATTAAGGTACATACCAACACCTTGAGTACCAATGTTTAACAAGCTTTGACCTAAACTTGGTATGGCATTATAAGCTTCATTGATATTACTTTGTAGTTGATTTCTTCTGCTTTCAAATTGTGATTCTGTCTGTTGAATATTAAATAAATATTGTCTTTGCATTGATTCTATACTTTGATTTACTTTTTCTCTATAGTTAGCAGCTTGTCTATCTTGGTCCATTAATAATAATCCTATAGTTGTACCTGCTTGCTCTGATGCTACTATAGATGATTTTGTTTGCAAAGCATCAATAGTTTTTGCAAATTTGTCTTGTGCTGCAAACTTTTCTTCTTCTGCTTTTCTTTCTGAAAGAGCTAATTGTTTTTGTCTTTTATCTGCTTCTGCTGATTGGTTGGCTAATAATGCTTGGTTATATACTTGCCCTGCCCTTTGCTGTGCAGCAGCCCTACCAAGAAAAGCATTGGCAGCAGTAAGACCCAAGCCTATATTAAATGCTGTTGCAGCCTTACCTGCTCCTAATAATGCAGCACCAACACACATCTAGGCAATCCTCAGAAATTCGTAGAAAGGTTTTTTTTGATAACCATAACTCTCATGTAGCTTTACAAATGTAAACCCAAGAGCTTTTAACCATTTTATAGCAGAAGTGTTTTCTGCATATACATAATTATAAAGTATTTTATAAGACTCAAGTAGATTATCAACCCATTTTCTGCCTTGTCTTATTAATTGTATTCTGTATTTTTTATTATTAAACAACTCATCTGTGGCAACGCACCATATACAACCATCTTTCTGCACTCCACATAGACCTATAGGCTGTCCATCATCATCAGCAATAGTCATATTAGTTTTACTACCTAAAAAGGTAAGACTAAGAGCATCTTCTGGACTCATACCTGTTTGATATAAAGCTTCAATCTTGTCCATGACTCTCATGTTATCTACTACATATTTAAAATCTTTAAGGTTTGATTTTCTTAAATATCCCACTATATTCTTCTACTCCTTATATGAAATACTCCTTCAAATTCTGCACTAGCTAAACGTGTAGGAAGGAATGTATTGTTTTTTATGTCTATATCTACTCTGTCAGACTTGCTCATTATTGGGACTTTGAATGTACCTGTATCTAAATTTATCTGTCCAATAGAAGCAGAAGCAGAACCAAGCAAGCGACCAGTAAATTTATGAATCGAAGTATCTCTATTCTCAGGTGTTACTTCTACTTTAAAAAACCCTGCATCTTCATACTTAATGTAGAAATGATGTATTTGTAATCTACCACCTACATACTCAGGAGAACCAGCACCTTGTTCTGTTAGTCTTTGTTTACTAAATCTATAGTGCATTTCATAAGGTTCTCCAATAATAAACTTACTATTTCTAAAATCTCCTGTTGCTGTAATGGTAGAAGTAGAACCATTTGTAAGATTTGTAGTTGAAAGTACTTGCCCTGATACAAGAGTTTTTGTATTGCCTTGAGCATCTACAAATGTGCTTGTCTCTCCTGTACCTAAGTATCTACCGACAATATTCATGTTTGCTCTGAGTCTATATGGAACTGTAAAGGTAGATAGACCAGTACCAGAGCTATAAGATACTGATACTCCTGTTGTTGCTTCAGTTACCTTGTGGTCAAGATGATATTCAAAACTAGCATTAGGTTCTCTAAACTCAGTTTCAAATGGTATTTTTTCTAGTGTTACTTTATTAGCTTCTTCTATAACAGCAAACAAATCTGTACCAATAAAATCAACATTCAAGATAGACCTGTTTGTATTGATAGTATATGTAAACCAAGCACTTAAAGCTTTTTGTCCATCTCCTCCATACAACCATCTATACACATACAATTTATTAGGATTGTCTGAACCTAAAACTACAAGAATATCTTGGTTAGTAGATACTGCCATCTTAAAAACATTAGTTGGTATAAGCCTTGGTACATGAATGGTGACGTTTGCTGCATCTCTTATCTGTGATTCTCCTTGAATAATATATTCTCTAATACCTGCAAACGAACCTTTTTCAGTAAGAAAATAAATAGAACTACCAGAACCTACAGGTTGTGCAGCAGCACTACTTTCAAATTCAGTTGCTACTATCACGTTAGCTGTTTTAGGAGTAAGGTTATCCGCTGACGCTGTTAATACAAACTGCGTTTGTTCAGAAAATAATATTAATTTTTCCCCCATAGTTACCGCACTTTTTAGAATTGCAACTTTCGTATGAGAAGCAGCTACGTCTATAGGTTCACTATCTAAAACAGATATAACTGTTTCTGGAAAGAAGTTAAAAAACTCTGATACTCTTGAAAGAATTACATTATCACCTGCTAAAAATCCAAGTCTATTTCTAAAGAAAAATACATTATTTATTTTATTATCAATGAAAGAAGGGTTAGGTGCAGATACTATATCTCCAACAGTACGTTCACCCCATTTAGGTAAGGTATAAGTTACTCCTGACAATGTATAGCTATCACCATCTACTCTTGCAAATCTAAAATTACCATCAGCTTGACGTACAAGAACGTGTGGCATTGTTGCATAATCAAACTTAAATTGAATACCTGCTTCTACAGTTTCTTCCCATTGTCCTTCTTCTACTACCCCATCAGTTGTAGTATTATTGCCAACAAACTTTACATAGTAATTATCAAAATTAGTATCTTCATCTCCTTTGACTTCAACTACATAACCATGTGGAGATACAGTAGGCAAATCAGTAAATCTTTGTACTGAATCTTTTATTATTGTCATCTTTGTATCGCCTTGTGTATCACTACCATCTATAGAAAAATTAGAATTATCATTCTTTCTTACATATAAAACAGGACCATTACGAACAATAGTAAAACCAGTAAGACCAGAATCAAGGCCAGTTTTTAGATCAGCAGCTACTGTATCCGTACTAAGTGTTGAATCGCCAGAAGTGTTATCTGTAACTGTCACTCCATCTATCGTTACAGAATACGTTGTATTTGCTGTTGCCTGATTAATAAATATGATTGCTTTTGTACCAGTACCACCGCTAAGTGTCGAGTCCATAGCTGCTGTAATACTGGTATTAACAACAAAAGTAAAGTCAGCAATAGTAACTGTTTTGATTACACTTCTAGGTGTAGAAGTATTTAGGTAGGCAGTACCATCAGGCTTGTTTACAGTCTTCTCTGTCCCATCTAACTCATAAACTTTTACATTGCCATTACTAAATATTGCTACATATCTTTCATTCGCATCTCTATTTATAGTTTGTATGTGAACATTTCCAAGAGTTGAAGAAGATAAAGCTGTTACATATTGAAAACCGCTTCGTTTTGTAAGACCAAGAACAGGGTTACTATCAGCATTGTCTTGTATATCAGCATGATCTGGCTGTTTCAAGGCATCAGAAGATTGTGATATACCTCTCAATAATGTAGGTATAGCTCTTGATATGACAGCCATAGTTATCTAATTAAAGCACTAGAAGGATTGTAAGTATCAAAGATACTGGTAAGAGAAGGGTCACCTCTTAGTAAGTTGTGATCTGCATTTGCATAATCTGTTTCTGTAAGTATAACTCTTGCTCTTGTTTCATCTTGTTGCGTATAAGTTCTTAAACCATCATCACCGACAAGTCTATCTACAAATATTCTTGCAGCTTTAATAGTCATATACCTTCTTGCCTGTTCTGGTATTTCATCAAACTCTCTAAAATAAACAACAGTACAAATCAAGTCTTCATCAAATTCATATTTATTATTCTGTCTATCATATAGCTTTAGCCCACGTTGTATAGGGTCTAGCGTTGGGTGTTGATGTATGTTTGCATCTACTCTTAAAACATTAGCAGGTAAACTAATTTGATTAGACCCATCTCTTGTAAGAGTTACATCTATTTCAGTATTAAAAGACCAACCTTCTGATTGAACTTCTTTGTTTACTTCTGTCAAAGTAGTTTGAGCTATCTTTACATCAACAGGTAACGTGCCAGTTAAAGAGTTAACAGGTGCTTCTCCTATTGCAGCAAGCATAATGTTGATTGATTCAAGCTCGGTGGTTGCAGCTACAGTCATTGTTTAGTACTTTTTTATTTTGAGTGAATCCCTCCCACCTTTTTTCTTTTTCTTTTTCTTCTTTGATGAATGATACATGGGTATAAAAAAAGGGTATCTAATAATAAGATACCCTATAAATTGAAATTAAGAAGCAGATAGCTTAATAGTAGCTGCACATTCTGGTCTTAGGATTCCATGACCAAGAGCATACTTAGCAACCATTAATGTACCTTGGTACATAATTCCGTAGTCAGAACCAGAGATTTCAGTTGTCATATCCATTAGTTTTACTGTACCAACAGCAGACTTGTGGAAGACAAGACCAATAGTTTTACTATCGTCACCTGAGTAAGTGTTGTTCGCACCACTTGGGTTAGAAG